ACCGGCGGCAACCTAAGTGGCACCAGTATCGTGGGCACATTGACCACTGCTGCACAGACCAATATCACCAGTGTGGGCACATTGGGCAGCTTGGCTGTGACCGGTAATACTACAAGTGGTAATTTATTAACAGGTGGATTGATAAGTGCAACTGGTGCTGTTACTGCAAGCCAATTCAACGGATCCGGCGCTGGCCTAACTTCAATCCCGGCTGCTAACGTAACCGGTACATTGAGCGTGAATACATCTGGTTACGCGGCCACAGTAAGTGGTGCTGCACAAGGTAATATCACAAGTGTTGGTACATTGACCAGTTTGAATGTCACCGGCAATATTTCAGGTGGTAACCTAAGTGGCACTAGTATCGTGGGAACATTGACCACAGCGGCACAAACTAATATCACTAGTGTTGGCACATTGGGCAGCTTGACAGTTACCGGCAATATCAGTGGAGGCAACATCTTGGGTGGAGCCAACGTCAATGCTACCACACTCACAGGAACAACAGTGAGTGTAACCAGCACAGTTACTGGATCACAATTCAACGGATCGGGTGCTGGATTGACATCAATTCCAGGTGCCAATGTAACAGGTACATTAAGTATTCCAACTTCAAGTTATGCTGCCACAGTAAGTGGTGCCGCACAAGGTAATATTACCTCAGTGGGTACATTGACCAGTTTGGCTGTTACTGGTAATATCACTGCTGGTAACCTAAGTGGCACCAGTATCGTGGGTACATTGACCACTGCTGCACAGACCAATATTACGTCAGTAGGCACATTAGGCAGTTTAGCAGTTACTGGCAATATCTCGGGTGGTAACATCTTGGGCGGTGCCAACGTCAATGCTACCACACACACAGGTACTACTGTGAGTGTAACAAGCACAGTTACTGGAAGCCAATTCAATGGATCAGGTGCTGGACTCACAAGTATTCCAGGTGCCAATGTAACCGGTACTGTTCCGTCAGCTACATCGGCCACATCGGCTACCACAGCAGGCACAGTTACCACGGCAGCACAAGGCAATATTACCAGTGTAGGCACCTTAACTGGTCTAACAATCAACAATGCAACCACAGCAATTACCAATGCTGCCACAACCGGTACCGGTAACATTGGTGCAACAGGTGCTGTGTTTAATACTGTATTTGCCAAAGCAACATCAGCACAATACGCTGACTTGGCCGAAATGTATGCAGCTGATGCTTACTACACACCCGGAACAGTTCTTGAGTTTGGTGGTCCGGAAGAAATTACTCTAAGCGACAGTGACATGAGCACTAGAATAATTGGTGTGGTATCTACAGATCCAGCACATTTGATGAATAGTGATCTCAAAGCTGATCATGCTACCGCAGTGGCTCTGATAGGTCGTGTGCCATGCAGTGTGGTTGGTACAGTACGTCGCGGAGACATGATGGTCAGCGCCGGTAATGGTGCTGCTAGATCAGAATCCAACCCAATTCCAGGATCTATGATCGGCAAAGCTGTGCAGGATCACAATGGTGATTCGGGAACAATCGAAATATTGGTCGGAAGATTGTAACAGTTATTTGGCAGGTTGAAAACTGCGTTCAACTGCTTCAATTTTTTGTTGCACAGCTTCGAGATTCACTGTGCTCCATAACCCTGGATGCATGGGTTTGGGCCAATGCCCGCCATCTAACCAGGCATACCCTAAATGTTCGTGGTTTAACACAGGTACAAATTCATGATCAACAATGCATACCCACGTATGGTATTCAAATGCATTGTCTGTTGATGTGAATTTCTCAAGAGGAATCAATCGCAAGTAATCAGGCATGCTGCCCAATTCTTCCACACACTCACGTTCCATGCCACCCAACAGCGTTTCACCAGTCTCTACCTTTCCACCGGGTAACCCCCACGCACCCGGATGCTTGGGATCAGATCTCAACAGATACAAGTATCTTCCAGTGGATTGGCTACGGAACCAAACTCCAACTGCTTTCAAAGTACAAGACTCCATGTGCCACCGGGATAGACACCTTGATAACTCTTGATCCATTGCACACCGTCCCACTCATATTGGATACCAGTGGTGATATTGGTAACATATTGTATGTCAGTAGCAGCAGCTGAATTGAAAACCACATGCCAATAGTTGTCGCTGTATTCGATGATGTCGTTGGCACTAGCAGACAATCCGCGACCATTTTCACCTACCCAGTCCACAGCAGGATAATCATTGTCAACATTACCGGTAGCTTCGGTTAATAGATATCTTGTGCCGACTGCGGTTGATGGTGGTGCTGATGTTAAAGGGTTGATGATAGCATCAATGGGCGCCAGTGTGTTGGTAGGAATAGTATCAATATCCACATCAAACAGCAAGAATCTGTCATCATTAGGATCCAACACCACAGTTCCTATCACTTCAGTTTCGTCAGGTTGCACAAGTCTTACTTGACTAATACCCGGCCGTAACACACCATACACTCCAATCACTGCTGGCCACAACAGATTACTGTCGGCCACGATTACAGGCGGAGTTAATGAATCATTTAATGGTTCTTCTGCTGTTTCTTGTTGTTGCAAACATTGCAGTTTGTTGTTGATCAACACCACAGCCCAATTGTATGGTGTGATAACTTGTCTGGTACCCAACAACAGATCATTTTGATATATGGCATTGTTTAGATCGCCTTGTGCATCGTACATGCTGGCAATCACACGTTCAACCACACCCAGTTTCTTGACCTTGGCCGGTGAGCTGATCCAGATAGGTAATCCAAATTTCAATGTGGCCACATCAATAGGATTGTCTGTGCCTTGTGGAATAACTCGAGATGTCCATACACAGTCATCCAGTTCTACCACACTGAGGCTGGTCCAATCAAGATAGTTGTCAGTGCTTTGTATTTCCAAACTGGGATTGAACAAGGTCAATATCTGTTCCAGCAGTTGGAATTTTTGGTTTGTATTACTGGTCCAGATGTCCAGTGTGATGCCCAATCTGTATGGCACAGGCATCAGGCGTTCAATAGTGAATGCATTTCCTTGCGTGGTTTCGTAACTTTCTGTAGCACTGTCATAGGTACGCTGGCGCACAGATACTGTATTCACATGATACGGTTCCTGCATCCTAGGACGATCATAAGTGAGTGCCGACACGTAGAAAGTCATCAGTGGCGTGCTAGGCATGCTGCCTGCAGAATTTTCTTGTAGGATAGTTTGTGCATTTCTACTTGCATCACCGTACCGCACAGGCACACGCAGCAGCGCAGGCTGCTCGCCATCACGTCCATACTGAACTTGGAAGTTGGAAACTATCCTGGTAAATTGCAGCAAGAATCTGCGTATCTGTTCGTCGTAAAAAAATTGTTGCATGTGTTAGCTGGACTTTTGTCCCGGTTGTGTTCTTGGGTATGGGGTTGGTGGGAAATTGCCGCCTTGATCACCGTTGTCTGCCCTGGGTTTGAGTATCTCACTGAGACTTTGGCGACTAGGTATGTTACCCATGTCTGTGGTAGATACTGTGTATGTATTATTAACAAAGGTGCTGCGTAAAGTATCGTTGGTAGCGCCATTGTTGAGATTGGTACGAACACTATCTTCGATCTTGATCCAGCGTTTGCCATCATAACGGAACAATCGATTGGGCTGATAATCTAATCTCAATGCATAATCTCCTTGTACCGGATTAAGAGGGAAAGTCACCCCGGGTGTGACCGGCAATCCGTTTGGTGCAACACCTTGACCGGTAAGATATCCCACGGTGTATCCAGGGCCTTTGGGAGTGACATCCATGCCACTTTGTGTGCCATCCACTGTGGTACCACCATCGGCAGTGAGTGTGGATGGGTTAGCGGGTTGTAAATTCTCTGTAGGAAGAACGTAAAATTTAGTAACATCGTATCCACTGAGCGGTACTTCAATGTCAGCCTGTGTGAGTATGGCATCATTGAGTTGTGTATCCTTGACTCTGGTACCTTGGCTATCGGATATGGTAGGCGGTGTGTATGGTTGCCAGTAATTGGTATTGGTTATGTCTGTCCCAGCCGGTGTATTGACCTGGGCCTGATAATAAGTATCACCATAATTTACTATGCTGCCTGTTGGATAGAAATTTCCGTTGTCCCAGATTTGTTGGCTAACAAATGGTTTGTTGGTGATGGTATTGAATTCTTGTGCATCATTGAGTGGTGTGGCTTTCACACGCCACAAGTGTGGTAACCAAGTCACGCTGAATCCTTCGCTGGCATAGGCTGCATCCTGTATCACATAATACTTGGAAAATGCAGTAGGTAAATTTGGATTCAGCGGATGGAAATCTTTGAGATTGGGTAATTCTAGTACATCACCGTTCATGAGCTTTCTTCCAAAAACATCAATCATGTCATTGTAATGAAAGGTGATGAATAGGGTATCATTGTTCAGGAACAGACCAAATTGGGTGAGATCAAAGTCGATATCTTGTTGATTATAAACTCCACGCATGACAAATATATCCGGATCGTATTGTCGATCACGGTTTTCCAACAGCAACAGATCTTGGATATTCAGCGGGCTCTGTGTTTCATAAACCGGTTGGGTAGCATCTGCATTGCCCGAAAACGCAGAATCGGCACCCCCAGTTTCGGGGCCTAGATACTTGTGACAGTAAAGATCCAGCCCGCCTACGGTGTACATTTCCGAAATTGTGCGATCCAGGAATTGATAATCCCGGGTGCGGTTGGGGCGGTACATGGAAAGTTTGGGCATAGTATGTTATTTATGGGCAGGTTGACTGGAAATTCTGTTTCAGTTATAATACTGGCATGAAAGTCATAAAGCTAGATCGCAGATACAAACCCAACAAAGAAGCCGGATACGAAGCCGGTCTGCGATTCAACGACTACTGGGATGATCGGGGCCGGCGCCTTGAGATTGAACGGATTTGCAAAGATCGATTAAAAGGCGGCTGGTCGGCCCTGTCCTCCGATTGGTTTGCGTACTTCGGAAAACGCCGAACAGGCGAATCCACGCCCTACTACATCGTGTTCCGTAGAGAATCAGACATGACTTTTGTGCTGATGTGCGCGGACTTGACCAAAAAATCATAGTGTGCTACAATACACACTTATCCACTAAAAAGGTGAGAGAATGCGTGTAGCAAACTTTGTTGCAAAATATTCCACTGCAAATCGTAGCAAAGCCGTAGTTCCCTACGACAAGATCAAAGCCACAGAAAAATGGGTAGAATACAGCATAGACATACAAGACATGAGTCGTGCTATAATGCGAGCCACTTTTGATGAAAAATGGAAACTGGCAGCAGCACTGGAAATCGCAGAAAGAAAACGTGCCTACATGTATAGGCATAAAAACTTTGACCTCGGCCGTGCCAGCAGATTGTTTGACACGGTAAGAGATCTCCCCTCAACTAAGTAAGGACACATATGGCAACTCTAGTAGCAAAAGCCGCACTAAAACCGCTGAACCCCCGCAGCCCTGACACAAAATATGTTGGGCACGAACCTGAGTGGCGTGTGCAACCCGAACAAGATCGCAATCGCATCAGTGCCATGAGCAATGCGTTTGGCTGGTATAACTATTTCTACGGCAAGAAAGAAGCCAAGGAAATGATCGTGGCCTACTTGGACGCCCACAAACGAGTTAAGGATGCTAAAAAAATACGCACCCTGCCCGACAGCCAAGTACGCCTGACCACAGGTTGGCTATGCCGCATGAGCATGATGGGCTTGGAACTTACAGACCAAGAACAGATCAAGCTGGACAACCTCATTGCAGATCTACTGGCGATCAAAGATCAAGCCGCGGCAGAAGTTGCAGAGCCCGAAGCAGTATCCAAGCCCAACATCCAAGATCGTCTTAAAGAAAAGATGAAGGACTGTGCCGGCGAACTAGAAGGCATGTTTGACGACTTTGTGGCTGCTGGCTGCAAGATGTCAGCTGACTGGAAACCCATTGCACAGATCCGTGGCATGAATGTGGCACCACAGATGGTGTATCACATCGCGGACATCTGGAAAACACGACTGGCTCACTTTGAGCTAGTGACTTCGGGCAAAGACTCTCAGTTGGTGGAAGGGTACTCGTACCTATCCAAAGTGCAGTTGAGAAACATTGTGAAGTTTTGCGAGTCTGTCATCTCTGACTGCGGTGCATACGTGCAGATCAAGAAAGTGGAACGTAAACCGCGTAAAGTCAAGCCTGTGAGTCCAGAGAAAAAAGCAGCCAAGTTCAAGCATCAGCTGGAATTTGCAGAGCTCAAACTCAAAGGACTGCCTGCCGCATCTTTGGTGGACAAGAGCGAAGCTTGGTTGTACGATACCAAGAAACGCAAGCTGATCCATGTGGTAGCTGACAGTCATGCTGGCAGTTTCACTATCAAAAGCAGCTCGATCATTGGATTCTCTGTGAGCGAGACACAGCAGAAAACTGTGCGCAAGCCAGCTGAGACTATCAAGGCCATACAGGCCGCGGGCAAGCCAGCCGCTAGGAAGATTTTTAAAGACTTGACCACAACTGAGACTCAGTTTAATGGTCGAAGCAGTGAGAATCTGCTAGTGCTCAAAAGCTGGTAAATAAAGGGGAACGGAGTTCCCCTTTATGTCCGAAAATACACTACCACAACTCAAGCAAGCTCTAATCGATTACTGCCGCCTAACACTGGGTGGGCAAATAATCGATCTTGAGTTGGATCCTGAACACTATGAAGCAGCATATCAGCGAGCCATAGGCGTTTATAGGCAACGTGCCAATGCCGCATATGAAGAAGCCTACATCTTCATGGAGTTGATACGAGATATGAATATCTACACACTGCCGCAAGAAGTGCAAAGTGTGAGACAGATATTCCGCCGCACATTTGGTGATGCTACTGGTCCGTTTGCGTCAAACTTTGATCCGTTTGCACAGGCTTCAATCAATGTATATCTCATGAATTTTAACGTAGCAGGCGGCCTTGCCACATATGATTTCTACAGCCAATACGTAGAACTAGCAGCCAAGATGTTCGGCGGCTTCATGAACTACACATGGAATCCAGTTAATAAAAAACTGCAATTGATTCGTGATCCCAAAAACACCGGTGAGAATGTGTTGATATGGTGTTATCAGCTCAAGCCAGAAATCAATCTCTTGAGCGACTATCAGATACAGCAATGGATCCGTGATTACATGGTGGCTGCATGCAAGATGATCATTGGTGAAGCACGTGAGAAATTTGGCACCATCGCTGGCCCACAAGGTGGTGGCACCCTAAACGGCACTGCCATGAAAGCTGAAGCTCAAACACAGATAGACCTATTGCTTGAAGATCTGCGTCGATACATTGACGGATCTCAGCCAATTACCTTTGTGATCGGTTGATTGATGGAGTCAGTGCTGATAGCTGGGTGCAGTTTTGCTGGCATATCGGCAGGATATTCTCACCCTGCACCCAAGGTTAATCTAGAACGATATCAATTTTTTGGCGACGCTGCTGCCGGCAACAGAGCTATTGCAGCTCGAGTGCGACATCAAGTAGCCAGGGCAAAATATGAACATGTGGTAGTCATGTGGTCAGGCATAAATCGCATAGATATCCCAATCGAACGAGTCATACATGAAAAATTGCCAGACACGTATCCATATGTATCAATATTTGAGAACTGGGCATGGTATCTGTCAGGTGGTATGGGCAGCAGTTGGCAATCCGACGACAATTGCCCGATTCAGGTAAAGTCCCAATTGCGTGAGCAATATGTACATCAGACCCCAAGATCTGCAACAGATACCACCCTAGCGGCCATCCTGGAAACGCAAGAACTACTGAATTCTCGCAACGTCACTTATACCATGTGTTTTATCTACGACATACACCAGAGCTACGATGAAGTAGTGGACAAAGTAACCAACACCCGTCGCCGTACCATTGGCACAGATCGTTGGCCACGTTGGTTGGCATTGGAACATTGTTTGGGCAAGATAGATACCACATCCAGCTTGTACAGCATGGTAGATTGGACCAAATTCACAGTGCCTGTTCCACCTTATGAATACTGTGCCGAACGAAACATGTTGCAGATTGATAAATTCCACCCCACTAGTTTTGGTATGGCCGAATGGTTTGAAACACAAGTGGGATTCAACATAACCAGTTGAGTCGTTGATGCTGCCGGCATGTGTTACAATGTGCTATGGCAGATTTAATGATTGACATTGAAGGATTGGGCACTGGACCAGATACCACTATCTTGACCATTGCAGCCCAGAGTTTTGACCCTGTGGGCTCGGGCTATCATGAACGATTCTACTATGCTAGAATTGACTTAGAAAGCCAGGCCAATCGTAGCATACAACAAGGTACCATAGACTGGTGGGCTGCTCAACCAGAGCAAGCCAAAGAAGAAGCGTTTGGAGAACAAGGGCGCATACCATTAGATCAAGCACTGGATGAGCTGGCCAAGTTCATATGGCAAAGCAAGTTGATCTGGGCCAATGGCCCCACATACGACATGAACATCATTGAGCATGCGTACAAAAGCTATGGCAAGCCGTTGCCTTGGCAATTTTATGTGGTACGTGATGCCCGCACCATATATAGTTTGTGGCCCGATCTGCCTAAGCCTCCCACCAGCCACCATGCGCTGGAAGATTGCCGCAGGCAGATTGAAATGTTGCAGGCAACATTAAAACATCTAAACATCAAAGAGCTCAAATGATCATTGGCATCTGTGGATTCATAGGATCCGGCAAAGACACCGTGGCAGACTATCTCACCAACTTCCACGAATTCCGTAGAGAAAGTTTTGCTAACAGCCTCAAAGATGCTGTAGCACAAGTTTTTGGTTGGGACAGGACCATGCTTGAAGGGCGCACTAAACAGGCCCGTGAGTGGCGTGAGCAAGTGGATCCTTGGTGGTCAGATCGTTTAAAAATGCCCGAACTCACACCTAGATGGGTGCTACAGCATTGGGGTACAGAAGTATGCAGACATGGATTTCATGATGATATCTGGATTGCCAGCCTGGAAAATAAACTGCGTCACAGCCAAGATGATGTGGTGATCAGTGATTGCAGATTCCCTAATGAAATTGCTGCTATCAAACGAGCCGGTGGTCAAGTGGTACGAGTTGTGCGCGGTCCTGAACCCGAATGGTATGATGCTGCTCTAGCATTCAACCGAGGAGAGAATGGAAACATGCGATGGGCCACCAGCAAATCGCAGTTGAACAAGCTCAAGATACACGCTAGTGAAACAGCTTGGGTGGGCACCAAGTTTGATGCTGTGTTAGACAACAATGGATCACTGGATGACTTGTATCTGCAGATACAGCAGCTGACTATACGTCCGGCTCAAGGTCCCCGGGCCGCCAAGGCAAGTCAGATCTAAGCAGCTCTTCCACACAGTTTTTGCACACTGATTTGAGATTTTTCAGTGCTGCATTGTTGAGATCGCCATCCTGATGATATACCAGTATCTGGCTGGCATATCTGGCTTTGAATCCGCAACGATCGCAGCTCATTTTCTTTTTATAGCCCGCTGATTTCCATCGCGGCTCTCGTGGCCGGATTCCACGATTCTTTCTTGCACATGTTTCACAGCGTTTTCGATAATGCTTCACATCCTCACGGATGTAATTCACAGCACAAGGTCGTTGTCCGCAGGCTTGACAGATGGGTCTCATGGGGTATTTATGCCATGGACCTTTGCCAAAGGGTGCTGTATCATGGTATTTTTTGATGTTGCCCATAAATATCAGTAACTTGAAAAGGAAACCACCATGGCTTTAACATCACCCGGCGTAGAAGTAGTTGTAATTGACGAAAGTCAATACATCCCATCTGCAGTCAATACCGTACCTTATTTCGTGATCGCTACCGCACAAAACAAAGTGTCCAGTGACGGCGTCACAGTAGCAGCAGGTACCACAGCAGCCAATGCTAACAAAACTTACCTTATCACCAGTCAGCGTGATCTCACAGCTACATTTGGTGTTCCGTTCTTCTACAACACCACAACTGGTACGCCAATCAATGGTTACGAACTGAATGAGTATGGACTGTTGGCAGCTTACAGTGCATTGGGTGTGACCAATCGTGCGTATATCCAACGTGCGGATATTGACCTTACTGACCTCACAGCCAGTTTGACTCGCCCCACTGGCAACCCTGCCAATGGAACATACTGGTTAGACACTTCCGCATCTGTTTGGGGAATCCAAGAGTGGAACCAAGACAACAGCACATTCGAAGTTCAGGAGCCGCTGGTGATCACTAATACTGCTGATGTGGTAAATTACAGCGGTGGTGATTACACTCCTCAAGCGTCAATCGGCAGCATTGGAGAGTATGCAGTGGTTGCCGTTGATGTACATCTGCCTGGATATTACAAAAACAGCAGCAATACATGGGTGGAACTGGGCTCTCAAGCCTGGCAAACATCTTGGCCCACAATCACCGGCACCAATGCACCCAGCAGCTTGACTGTGGGTTACAACATGTACATTAACGGCAATTTGGTCACTGTTGGTGCCACAAACACTGTGACTGGCTTTGCAGCAGTGATCAATGCAGCAGCTATCACTGGGGTCACAGCAGCCGCCGTCTTTGGTCAGTTGAACATCTATGCCAACTCTCTTGCCACCAGCGATGGATCCACTGCCGGTGAAGGACATGTGGTTATTCAGCCAGGTCCAAATTCGGGAGCAGCATTGTTGACTACTTTAGGTATAACCGAAGGTGAGTACTACACTCCTATCTATTTCCCAGGATATAGTTATCAAGCACCACGCTGGAGAACCACAGACACTGTGCCCCGCCCAAATGGTTCTATATGGAATAACCTCAGCCCAGCAAATAATGGCGTAGCTTTGTCATTAAAGAGTTACAGCACTGCATTGGATTTATTCATTGCACAATCGGTTTCAGTGTATGCCGGTGATTCTACTGCGTTATACGGGCTAGATCCAACTGGTGGTGGCAAGAATATTCCGGTAGGAACAACATACGCAGGATACAACGCACTGGCATTAACATATAGTCCAAATAGTGCTATGGCATTTGAAATTTATGAAAGAATCGCATTGGGTGCCACTATTGTTACAGGAACTACCACTCCAACTGGTACTGCATTTGTGGTAGGAAACACCTTTACATTGCAAGGAACTGAAGCAGGAACTACTGACGTGAACAGCGCAACAGTGACCATTGGTGGAACAGGCACCGTGAGCGATTTCATCAGTGCAGTCAGTGCAGCTAGTGTTCCTTTTGTGAGCGCCAGTGTAAATTCTGCAGGTAATATTGTATTCACACACATTCAAGGTGGTACAATCTATCTTCAAAATCAAACCGGAACACCAGTGACCACAGCTGGATTCAGCACCAACACCAGCAAGGTCAGAGCAGCCAACAATGCTGCTGGAAGATTGATACTCAGTAACTTTGTGGGCACACCATTGTTTACATATACAGCCAGCGATACAGCACCGGATCAAAGTCCAGCAGATGGACGCATGTGGTATTACAGCTCTGTGGATGACTGCGATATCATGATCCAGGACAACGGCTCATGGCAAGGTTATCAAAATGTCACAAATGATGTACGTGGATACGAAC